GCCCCGCGTATGCGTGTCCAACCGTGGGGGGTGGGGGTTTTATGGCGTCGCCTAAACCATTGCCGAACGAAGTCAAAGCAAAACGCGGGACGTTGAAGCCGTCGCGCATGCCCGCGAAGCAGGGCTCAGGAGTCGCTCCGCTGGACAATCTGACGCTGCCTGAAGGGCTTGACCCCGTAGGTCAGGGCGTCTGGCTGCGCATCACGTCGGCGTGCGACTGGTTGGCTGAGTCCGACCGCGAAGCGTTGACGATGCTCTGCAAGGATGAGCAGATGCTGGCGCAACTGACTGCGCGGCTGGAGGTCGACGGCGTAGTACTCTACACGGACAAGGGCTACGCCTACGCTCACCCGGCTTGGGGGATGCGCACCGCAACGGAGGAGAGAATCTACAAGTGGATGAGCTCACTGGGACTGACGCCAAGCGACCGCGCAAGGCTCGGCATCGCAATGGTGCAGGCAAGGACTCTGCTCGAAGAGTTCAGAGAGAAGTTCGCGGCACTCCCGACTGGCCCCCGCGCTGGCTGACGCCTACCGCGCAGGCTGACCTTGACCGCTCGCAGGGCGATCAGGTGGCTGACTTCGGTGAGGCGCTGGTGCCCATCGCCAAGGACTCTATCGGCGGGCTCTCTGGCGAGCCGATCACCTTCCGCCCATGGCAGCGCAACCTGCTACGCCATGCCCTAGCACGCAAGGCAGACGGCACCTACACGCACCGCTTCTTCATGGTGGGCGCAGCCCGCAAGAACGGGAAGACGGCGCTGCTCTCAACGGTGCCGCTGGCGCTTGGACTCTTCGGTGATCAGGGTGGTGAAATCTACTCGGCTGCTGCTGACCGCGATCAGGCGAAGCTGGTAATGGCGCACGCCAAGCGCGCCGTCGAGATGAGCCCGATGCTGGCTGAGCAGATCAAGGTGTTCAGGGACACCCTAGAGTTCAAGCCGACGGGCACCATCTGGCGGGCGCTCTCGTCTGAGGCATACACGAAGGAGGGCTTGAGCGCCACGCTAGTGCTCGCTGATGAGTTGGCAGCATGGCCCAACCGTGACTTGTTCGACGTGCTCTCGCTCTCAATGGGCGCCCGACGCAGCCCGCTCTTCTTGGCGATCACCACGGCTGGGCAGCGCACGGATCAGACGGGCATGGACTCCATCGCGTACACGCTCTACCAGTTGGCACGCCGTCGCATCACGGGCGAACATGACGACCCGACGCTTGGGATGGCGTGGTACGAAGCCGACGACGACGCCTACACGCACCCCGAGAAGTGGGCGCAAGCCAACCCCGGGCTGCTCTCAACGCCGCCATTGCTGAGCCTTGAAGACTTGACTTCAGCGAAGATGCGCACCCCCGAAGCAGAGTTTCGGACGAAGCGCCTGAACCAGTTCGCTGCATCTGGGCAGGCGTTCTTGCCTGCTGGGACGTGGGACGCCTGCGCCGATACCACCCTGCAGCTGCAGGATGGTGACCCGCTGGTGGTCGGGTTCGACGGCTCTTTCAGCAACGACAGCACCGCGATCGTTGGCGTGCGCACCACGGACTCCGCCGTCTTCGTGCTCGGACTCTGGGAGCGTCCGATCGACGACCTGAGTTGGCGCGTCCCCGTTGAGGAGGTCGAGATGCGCATGGAAGAACTCTGCAAAACCTACGCCGTGCGCGAGATCAACTGCGACCCGTTCAGGTGGCAGTCCGTCATGGAGCGTTGGCAGCAGGCGGGCCTTCCCGTCGTTGAGCATCCCCAGAGCCCAGCGCGTATGACCCCAGCAACCGCCGCCTTCTACGATGCCGTGGTGAACGGACGGCTCAAGCATGACGGAGATCCACGCATCGCCCGGCACGTCAGCCAAGCCACGCCCTACACTACGCGCTACGGTGTGCAGGTGCGCAAGGGCAAGGACTCAGGGAAGAAGATTGACTTGTGCGTGGCAGCCATTATGGCGTGGGGGCGTGCTGCTACGCTAGGCGCAACACCAGCGGAGAAGCCGCGCGCATCAGTCGCGTTCATTGAGTTGTAAGGAGTCATAGTGGGAATCGTTGACCGTCTTCTTGGACGTCAGAGCGAAGAGCGAGCCGTCGGCGGCATGTGGAACGTTGAAGTCGACGCCGCAGGCACCAGTCTCAACGAGAAGAACGCCACCACAATCGGGGCCTTGTACGCTGCCGTAAAACTCTACGCCGACACCGTTGCAACGATGCCAGTCGGCGTCTTCATCCGTGACCGTGGCGTACGCCGTCCAGTGACCCGCCCACGCTGGCTTGACAATCCAGTGCCGAACAATCCGAACTACACCCGCTTCGACCTGATGCATCGCACCGTCAGCAGCTTGATGATTGACGGCAACGCCTTCTTGATGGTGCTGCGTGATGGTGCCGAGATTGTCGAGATTCGCCTCCTTGATCCGAGAAAGGTGACCGTGTTGCGCGGCGAGAACGGTGCGCCAATCTACCGCGTCAAGACGACGGCGGGCGCCGTTGACTTGACGGCTGATGACATCGTGCACATCACACTCTTCGGAGTCGGCGAAGACTTGCGCGGGCTCTCACCAGTTGAGCATCACAAGACAACGCTCGGACTTGCCAAGGCGACGACAGAGTACGCCGCGAAGTTCTTCGAGCAGGGCGCATCCGTCAGCGGGCTCGTGACCGTGCCGGGGGAGCTCACTGCGGATCAGGCAGAGAGCCTGCGCGCATCGTTCGGACGACGTCACGAAGGGCTGCGCAACATGCACAAGGTTGCAGTGCTGACGGGCGGCGCCGACTTCAAGAGCATGGGCTTCAACCCGTCAGACTTGGCAATCGTTGAGAACATGGAAGCAGGCACGCAGGCGATCGCCCGACTCTACGGCGTACCGCTGCATCTTCTACAGCTGCCCGGGGGCAACTCCAGCTTCAATAGTCTTGAGATCATCTCACGAGAGTGGTTGACCTTGGGACTCGGCAGCCTGATCGCTCGGCTAGAAGCAGGCTTCCAGCGGCTCATCGTTGGCGACACCACCTTCATCAAGTTCAACGTTGACAGCATGCTGCGACCGTTGACGAAGGAGCGATTCGACGCCTACGCCGTCGCATTGAACAACGGCTTCCTCAGCCTGAACGAAGTGCGCACCCTTGAGGATCGCCCGCCAGTGGGCCCTGATGGTGACGCCTTCCGCCAGCCGCTGAACATCGGCACCGTAGGTGAGGAGCCGCAGGCGTGAGCTACGTGATCGTCGACCTAGACGGCACGCTGGTGCTGGAGAACGAGCAGCCGAACCAGCCACTGATTGACGCACTGAACGAGAAAGTCATGAGCGGCGAGACGCAGGTCATCATCGTCAGCGCGCGCAAGATCGACCGCCTGACTGAGACACGCGCGTGGTTGCAGGAGTACGGCGTGGCTGGCGTTGAGGAGATTCACCTGAACGACTTTGAGGGCAGCGCCTTCGCCACTGGGCTGGCGTTCAAAGAATACAAGTATGGACTTCTGAAAGAGCAGTACGGCTCAGAGATTGAATACGCAATCGACAACGATCCAGCCGTGCGCGAGATGGCGCAGGGCTTGGGGATTGAAGCCTACACCCCAGAGCAGTTCATCACGGACGAAGAGCGCGCCATTGTCAACGTGCCGAACTACGTCGCAGCTGCAGCGAAGGCTGGACTCGAAGCCTACGAAGGCGGGCTCGGCGGAGACGGCTTGCAGGATGCAACCATCCGAGAAGCGCGCCAACTTGCCGACGGGCGCGTGGATGACGAGAAGGTCGTTCGCATGGCGGCGTGGATTCGCCGACACCGTGGTGACTGGGAAGGCGTCCCTCAGAACAGCGACCCAGAAGACGAAAACTTCCCGGGCCCCGGAGCCGTTGCCGCCCTACTCTGGGGCGTCAATCCCGTAGACACAAACGGCGCGGATCGCGTGCTGGCTTGGGCGGATAGTATCAACAACACAACGCAGCTTGAGGAGAACTCAATGGCACGAGAGCACGAAACACGCGCACTGCCGCTCGGCGACTTCACCGTCACCGAAGGCGAAGACGGACAGAAGACCTTCACGGGATACGCCGCCGTCTTCGGCGCGGAATCGCAGGGGCTGCCCTTCATCGAGCGCATTGCCAACGGTGCCTTCGCGCGCGCTATCAAGCAGGCGGAGCAGGGGCGCCGCGTCATCAAATTCTTGCATGGTCATGATGAGAGCCGCATGCTGGCAACGACCGCGAGCGGGCGCCTGACCCTGAGCGAAGATGCCGTTGGCTTGAAGGTTGAGGCTCGCCTTGACCCAGCCGACCCAGACGCCGCAGCCGTCATCAGCAAGCTGACGAACGAAGCCAAGGCAATGGGCATGTCCTTCGGGTTCACCGTGCCGAAGAACGGGCAGCAGTGGAACGAAGACGGCAGCCGCACCCTGACGGAGATTGGGCTGCTTGAAGTCTCAACACTTTCGGGGCACACGCCCGCCTACCCGGCAACGCTCGGCTTGACCGCCGTGCGCAAGATCGCGCCGAGCAAGATCGGCGTGGACGGCGACGCTCTCGTTGAGACACTTGAAGCCGTCAAGGCTGGCAACGCACTTGACGCTGATCAGACGGCGCTGCTCGATGCAGTGCGCGCCAAGTTGGGCGCAGCACCCGAGCAGGAAGTCGTCACTGAGACAACTGCCCCGGCTGGCGAGCACCACACCATTGTGGCAGCCCGCCTGAAGTTGGAGCAGTTGAAGGGATAAACTCCCGTTAGCCCACGCGCCACGGTCGCTCTTGCCTGATCATCAGGGGCATCGGATAGGTGGCTCGGCGTATTGTGTAAACCCAGATAGTGAAAGGAGTCCAACATGGACACCGTCAAGAATCTGGCTGAGAAGCGCGCCGCGCTGTTGACTGATGCTTCGGGCATCGTTGCAGACGCCGCAGCCAAGGGCGAAGCCCTTACGGCTGAGGCTCAGGCTCGTTTTGACGCCCTTACTTCGGAGGCTTCAGTTGTTGCTTCCGCAATCCAGTCAGAGAAGATCGCTGCTGAGGCCCGCGCCGCAGCCGACGCTGCACGCTCGGAGAAGGCTGTTGCCTTCGCCCCGGCTGCTGAGTCGACCCGCGACCTGTCCGCTGAGCTTCGCCGAATCGCCCGAGACGGCGGCACGGTTGAGCTTCGTGACATCACGAAGGCGACCTTCACGCAGGCAGTTGAGCAGGGTGACCGCTTCTGGATCACCGCTGGTCAGGTCAACCCGTTCGTTGACCCTGCCGTTGTTTCCGTCATCCAGCTCGAGAAGGGCAACGTTCTTGCTCTTCCACGAACGACCGCTCTCGGCACTGCAGCCGCAGTTTCCGAAGGCTCGTCGATCGGTGAGTCGGACGGCACGAACTCGTCCCTCAGCCTGACGCCAGTGAAGTACGCTTCACTTCTTCAGGTCGGTATCGAGACTGTTCAGGACCAGATGTTCGACGTAGCCTCATGGGCCACGGAGAAGCTGGCTGCTGAACTCAGCGTCGCGCACGGGGCAGTTGCTGCTCCTGCTGTTGCCGCTGCGGCAACGGTTGGCGTTCAGGGTGCGGCAGTTGCCCCAACCTACGCGAACCTTGTCAGCCTCATCTATTCAGTGAAGCAGCAGTATCGTCGCGCTGCGAAGCGCGGCTTCCTCATGAACGACACCACGCTTGGTGCAGTCATGGGACTCGTTGACGGCGCAAGCCGACCAATCTTCGTGCCGGGCGATCAGAACCGCCCAGACACGATCCTTGGCTTCCCAGTGTATTCAGCCGCTCTCGTCGACAACGGTGACGAAGCTCTCTCGATCGCATTTGGCGATCTTGGAAGCGTGTACACTGCCATCGCTGGGGCGCCTGCAATCGAAGCTGACCGATCGTTCGCGTTCGGAACAGGGCTCATCTCGTATCGCGGAATTCTCCGTGGCGCGACCGGGCTCATTGACCCTAACGCCGTGAAGACGTTCAAGGGCGCCAACGTCTAATCCTTAGGGATTGACGCTGGCTGACGGGGAGTCGGGCTTCGGCTCGGCTCCCCGTCACCATTAGCAGGAGGGCAACATGAAAGTGCGACTCATCTATCGACTAGACGGCACCCGCAATGGGGAGCCATGGCCCGCAGTGGGCGGCGAGATTGACCTGCCAACCAGCGAAGCCATCAACCTGATCAACCACGGCTACGCCGTGCCAGTGCCCGTGCCACAGGTGCAGGAGCGTGCAACGCTTGAGCAGGAGCCTGAGCGCGCTACACTCCCGAAGACAACCTCCAAGCCACGCAAGGGGAGAAACTAATGGCAGTTGCAAGCGTTCAGAAAAGCATCAACGCATCCACGCCGACGCTGCTCGTTCAGGCTGACACTGACGGCTGCATCGTCTACCTGCACACGCAGGTCACCATCTGGGTGGGCGGAGCGACTGTGAGCAGCAGCACCGGGATGCGCCTTGACTCAGCGGCTGGGCCCGTAGAGATTCGCCTGCAACCTACTGATGCGCTCTATGCCGTGAGCAACTCGGGCACCCAGACGGTCACCCTCCTGACGGTGGGCAACTGATGAGCTACGCCACGCTTGCCGAGTTCAAGAGCAGCATCGGGATCACTGACTCCACGGACGACACCCCGCTGCAGTCATGCCTTGACGCTGCTGATCAACTGATCAACAACTACGTCGACACGAAGGTCGGCTTCGGACAGACGGCAAGCCAGACGCGCTACTACACCGCCGACCGCTTTGACTTCGTCCTCACTGACCCGATCGTATCCGTCAGCCAGTTGGCGACGGACATCAACGGGGACGGCACCTATTCGCAGGTGTGGACGTCCAACGACTACGTGCTGGCTCCGCGCAACGCGGCGCTGGATGGTCGCCCCTACACGGAGATTGACACCAGCCCGTTCAGCAATGCCGACTACAACTTCCCAGTTGGGTACCTTGAAACGCGCGTGACGGCAGTCTTCGGCTGGCCCTCAGTCCCAGCAGCCGTCAAGCAGGCGGCGCTGATTCAGGCTGGCGCCATCTGGTCAAGCCGCACCGCCCCCTTCGGCGTGATCGGCTCGCAAGACTTGGGCGGCGTGCTCCGCATGAGTGCAGCCCTGCACCCTGAAGCCCGCATCCTTCTTGAGCCGTACCGCCTGCGCGGCGGGCTCGCCATCTGATGAACGACCTCACGATTCACCAAGCCGTGGCGGCTCGCCTAGTCGCAGCCACAAAGCCAGCGGGGTACACGCTCCGAGCAGCCCACGCAACCCCACCCGACAATCTCGCCGTGGTGCCTGCAGCCGTCTGCATCCCCGGCGGCGACAGCATCTCCTACGGCACGGGCGGCAGCCGCACCACCGTGCTCACGGTCAGCGTGACGATCTACACGCAGGATCAGGCAGACATGGCCCGCAAGTACGCCGACCTCCTCACGTGGCGCACGTGGCTCCGTGGCGTGTTCGACGGGCAGGTGCAGCTCAACACAGCCGACGTCGCTCAGGCGATCGTTGCAAGCACTACACTCGGCACTGACACTTGGGCAGACGTGACGTATCTCACGATCACGGCGGAGCTGCAGGTGAGTATTCTTGAGGGAGTAAACGTCAGTGCCTGATACGCTTCGCACGGTTCTGGTGAAGGTTGTTCAGCCCCGACCTGAGGGCAACCCCTACCTTCCAGCGTCTGACGACGTTGTCGAACTGGACGCCGCAGTTGCCACATCGCTGGCAGCCAGCGGGCTCGTTGAAATCGTAGACAATAAGCCCAACGCCACCACGGCGAAAGTTGAGAAGGAGTCCAAGTAATGCCAACGCTAGGCGCTAAGTCTTTCACGAAGGTCGTCGTCAAGAGCGAGAGCGGCTACGGCACTCCTGCAACCTTCAACGACGCCAACGGTCAGTTGCTTCACACGGACATCGTGGGCATCGTTGACCCCGGAGTGCAGGTCGACATGGCAGACGACAAGAGTGTGGGCATCCGCCCACGCCGCGTCGCTGCTTCCGCAACCATCACCGCCAAGGCTCCAGTCGTCACCTTCGGCGAAGCGCCTGCGTCACTCCGCACGCTGCCGATCATCTTCGACTCACTCGCCACCATCACCCCGTCGGGTTCGGGCCCGTACACGTGGGCATACGCTCCAAGCCAGACGGACGTTGACACGCTCAAGACCTACTCGCTCTACGTCACGGACGGCGTGCAGAGCTTCGTGATTGACGGCTGCGTGCCAACTGAAATCAGCCTGAGCGCCGATCAGTCGGGCCTTCTCCAGATGGGCACCACGTGGGCTGGACGCGCGCTGACCACCAGCACGGACGTCAGCACCGCTGCCTTCGCTCAGCAGTTCTTCATCCCGGGGCGACTCTTCGGACTGAAGACGCACGGCTCAATGATCACCGCGAAGACGGGCACGGGCACCGCCTACTCCAGCTACATCACGAACTGGAACCTCACACTCATGCCGGGCGCTGCCCCGCTGCAGGTGCTGAACGGCTCCACGACGAACGTGAACGCTGGCGGCGTCGCCTACACGGGCGCGCTGGACGGCACCCTTGAGTTGACCATCGCATCGAACAGCGCCGCCACCAGCGCCTTCCCAGTCGGCGACATCGGCGCCACGAAGTTCGTGCAGGTGCAGGGCATTGACGCCAACGGCTACGGCTTCACCGCCAACGTGTGCGGCGTCGTCGAGAACGTCAGCGTCATCGGCTCGGAGAGCGACGGACTCATCTTGAACACCGTGACCCTGCAGCTCGCCAGCAACGGCACGAACTCGATTCTCTGCTGGGTGGATTCACCACTCTCGGCGCGTCCATAAAGTAGCCCGCACTTAGCGGGGAGGAGGAGCACATGGCAAGCACTGACGTCGTCGTCGTTCACCTAGACGGAGAGTTCGCTGGCTGGCACGCCACGATGCGAACGCCTGCACGCATCAGCGCGCGCGTGCTGATTGACCTTGAGAGCGACTCGAACGCTAAGAAGTTGACCGCCTACGGCAAGATGATCCTCAGCGTTGAAGGCTGGAAGGACTGCGACGGCAATCCAACGAACGACCCGCTAGACGGGCCACTCACGGCGCTTAACGCAGCGGCTGAGAAGTGGGCAGCACTGGCGGGCGACGTCCCAAAAGAGTGAGGCTTGCCGCCCGGCAGATCAGCCTAGGGCAAGCAGTTCGACCCCCCGTAGAAATCATCTTCGCGATTCTCGGTGAGAAGTACGGCAAGTTTCCGTGGGAAGTCGCCGAAGCTCCGCTAGACTCCGTGCTGCTGGCGTGGGCTCTCCACGTCGAGATGCAGCCGAAGGACGTGAAGCGTGGTCGCTAAGGGCAACGAGAAGGTCAGAATCTTCGTCACCCCTGAGTCGCTGAAGGCGACGGATGACCTACGCCTTGGCTTCTTGGAAGCCAGCAATCCCCGCAAGTTCAAGGCTATGTTGCAGCTCGCCACGCTGAACGCTGCTCGCACCATGGTGAAGCCAGTCAAGGCAAAGGCACCCGTGCGCACTGGACGCCTGCGTGGCGCAGTGGCTGCCCGCAAGGGTAAGAACGACCGCCCGTCGTCCGTCGTCGGAGTCAAGGCAGGCAAGAGCCGTGGCGACATGCAAGGCGCGTGGTACCGCTGGTTTGTGGTGAGTGGCACATCTGGCACCAGAATCACGAAGACGCGGGGTAGGATCAACATCCAGCGAGTGCCAGCGCGTGACTTTGTCAAGCAGGCAGTCACGGAGCCAAGCGTTCAGGCGCGGGCCATTGAAGCGTTGAACAAGACGATCCAAGCGTTCTTGGACGGCACGATCAAGTACAGGGGGCGAAGGGGCAGACGATGAACAAGGGCACGATGAACCTAGTCATCAAGGCGATCGACAACGCTACGCCAACCCTGCGCACCATCGGCAAGGGCTTTGGCAATCTCAAGAACACCAGCATCGCTGCGTTCAAGGGAATCGCCGCAGCGTCAGCCCTAGTCGCCACTGCTCTCATTGGCTTCGGAGTCGCAGCCGTCAAGGCTGCACTAGATGACGAACGCTCAACGCTGAAGCTAAACGCTGCCCTCAAGGCGCGCGGCATCCTGACGGACGGACTGAAGACTGCCATTGACGCTCAGATCGAGAGCATGGCGGCGCTCGGCATCGCCGACGACGAAGTGCGCGCAGGCATTGAAGTCTCCAGCCGCTACTTCAGCAAGCAGGCAGACATCCTTGCCGTCAACGCCGCAGCAGCAGACATCGCAGCCGTCACTGGTGGCGACCTTGCGGAGATCATCACCACCATCGGCAAGGGCGCCCGGGGTTCAACCCGTGGGCTCATGGCGCTGGGCATCACCGTCAAGAAGGGCGCTGGCTTGCAGGAGATCCTCACCGCAACGACGGAGAAGTACGGCGGCATCGCTGCCGAGATCGCCAACTCAACGAGTGGACGACTTGCCGCTGGGCAAGTGCGATTCAACGAAGCCATCGAGAAGTTTGGATACAAACTGATGCCGATCTTTGAGGATGCCTTGGACTGGATCACGAACAAAGGGCTGCCAGCGTTTGAGGCTGCGCTTGGCGCTTTGGCGCCAATCCTCCTTGACGCCTACGAGAAGCAGGTGCTGCCGCTGATCAAGTCAGTCGACGACCTTGCGAAGTCCTTCGGAGCGACTGGCGGCGCCATTGAGGTATTCGCCACCACGACCCAGATCGCAATGTTCCCACTGCTCAAGTTGTTGGAAGCCATGAAAATCGTCATTGACGCCATCTCAGCGGGTATTCGATTCATCTCTGGTGCGCCAGATCCGAACAACGTGCTGCCCACTGGAGCCTTCCGCAGCTACGCTGGCGGGCCTTCTTACCCCGGCGCTCCAGCATCTTCGTCCACGCCGCCGCTCACCGTCGTCATTGGGGGAAAGCCAGTGGACGGGATCGTGCGGGATTCAATGGGCAGGATTCTGGGCACCACCCCCGGGCCACGCTAAGCCATGGCGACGCACCCCTTCGCCATCATCGTTGACGGCGTCAACAGCGGCGCCAACATCCTTGACGACTACAGCACCGCAAGCCCAGAGACGCCATGGGTTGACCCTGAGACGGTCACGCTCACGCAAGACGCCAACGGTGAGGGCGGCTCTCTCCAGTTCGAAGTGGTGCAGGTCAAGACTCCAGTCGGCGGGCCATGGTGGAAGTCAGGCGCAGTCAACGACAACGCCCGCGTGCGCTTTCAAGTCAGCGGCACTACCACGTTCTTGGGGTACATCGTGCAGATTGACGCGCAGCTTGCAGAGAACGGGCTTGGAACTCGCGCAACGGTGCAATGCTCCACTGCGTCAACCTTCTTGGATAAGATCATCGTCTACAAGGGGCGACTGGTGACAGGTACGAGAAATGACTTCACGGGAAACTTCGTGATCGGCTCCAGCGTCACGACGGATCAGGCAGCCGTCACCGCGCTGGTGAGCAAAGCAGACGCTGCCATGGCGTTCAGCACGGGCACCAGCGGGCGCACCGCCAACAGACTGATCGTCAACACTGCAACCACGCCCGCATACACGGGCACCGCCGTGACAGTCGGGCAGTTGCTTATGGTGCCGGGCACGCTGCGCGCATGCCTTGACACGATCAAGCAGGCAGCCGAAGCCAAAGACGGTGAAGAGCGCCGCTACTGGGTGGCGCCAAACGGGACTATCAACTACGCCCGACTTGGCAGCGCCACGCCAACCTATGCCACGGCTCCGTTCAAGGTCGTCACCACGGCAACCTATGACCCCTACGGCTCAGTTGCTGCGGCAGCCACGCTGCAGGTGCGCAATCTTCAGGTAAGCCTTGATCATGACGTCATCGTCAAGAAGGCGCGTTTTATCATGAACGAAGTCGTCAGCAAGTACGACGCCAAGATCAGCGGCGGCGTTTACACCGTGAAAGACCCATACGGTCGCGTCTACGATCAGGCGGCGCCGAACGGTGCAGGCATGACGACGCGCAACGGCCCACGCCCTGAGACGCTGATCACCGTGACGCCGATGCCAAGGCGCGCAGGCGGCGGAGTCCAGTGGAGCGACAAGATCACAGACTACGGCAAGAAGTACTTCGGGACAGACACCTACCCAAACCGCGCCGCGCCGCAGCGCAGCATCTCCTTCAGCGTGCGCGGGGCTGACACCACAAACAACCCCTACGGCTTCGTCAAGGGGTACAAGCAGACAGCCGTGAGCACCTTCATCTTGCAGGATGGTTGGGAGGCTGGGCAGTACGTCAGCATCGTGGCGTCGTCGCTCGACCTCAGCGGGCTCTACCGCATCGAGTCGCTGACCATGACCTTCGAGCCGGGCTCTATGATTCGGCAGTTCGACTTGACGTGTGAACGAGTACCACGCAATCCGTTGAAGAAGTTCTTGCAGGGGTAAGACATGGTTGATAAGTTCGGCTCCGACCAGCAGCAGCTCGCCAACTCGGGCGGCAGTGTTATCTCGCAGGATGACGCCGTGCTTGTCAACGGCGACAGCGACGGCGAGACTGCCCTGCTCTTTGGGCCCGCTGCCTTGCGCGAGATTCAGGCTGGAGTTGCCAACGGTGACTTCGCCATTGCGCCTCCTAACGCTGACGCAACTATCACCGAAGACAACGCGCTGCCGTACTGGACTTTCACCGATGTCAACAGCGCAGGCGCAATCACCTGCGCCGTCGTCGCAGATGCAGGAGCTGGCTCTGGCAATGTGCTTCGCTGGACGATCAACACCGGCACGCTGACTGGCAAGAGCGCGCAGATCAGCCGATACATCCCAATCGCAACGAGCCGAGATCGCGCTCTTACCATCGTGCCAGATGCGTATGTCTCTGAAGCACTCGGAACAAATGCACGATTCAGGCTCACCTACTCCTATGTCAAGCAGGACTTGACGACGACTGGAACTGGCGCAACTGGTACTAGGACGACAGTCGGATCGCTTGTTCCAGCTTCAGGAACTACTCAAACTGCGCCGTCTGACGCTGCCTATGTCTACCTAGTTATCACAGCAGAAACTACAGGAACAACTGCTGCGCTGACTGGCGACATTGCAGAAGTAAAACTTCGCTCGTTCTTCTCAGCATTCTTTATCACCGACAATAGCGATTCCGCAACCTATCAGGCCGCTGTCTTTGAGCAGGGTGGCGGCGACCTGATCATCGGTGCAAATGGTGGAACTGGGAATACTGGAATCGCTGGCACCTTTAGCGTGAGCGGTGATGCTAGGCTTGATGGCGCTAACTCCAACTGGCTCGCGCGTGTCACTGCGACAGCCGCGCAGTCGCTGGCGAATAACACTTCAGTCAAACTAACTTTCAACACTGCGAGCAGCACGCCAACTATTGACTCCTACGATCCGCAAGGCTGGTTTGATAATGCCAACGACAGAATCGTGATTGGGCAGGATGGCTTTTATTGCGTCAATGGCGGCCTTGCGTTTGCAACAAATACAACAGGAAGGCGACTACTACGAATCTTTGTAAACGGATCCGAGAGAGCAAATGTGCAGGTAGGGGCATCTCCTGGTGGCACAACGATTCTGAGCGTCACCACTAATGTTTACCTTTTTAGCGGCGACGAAGTTGAACTCCACGCCTTGCAGCAATCAGGCGGCGCTCTCAACACTACTGCTGGAGTTGGCGTTTCTCCTGTTCTTAGCGTCGGAAGGATCGGCGCATAATGGACGCTGAACTTCAGGCACTCAACAATGCGCTGGCTGCCGCTGCCGTTCACGGCTGGCAAGTCACCCTGCTCGATCAGATTGACGGCGTGTGGACTGCTGGCGCGTCAGACAGTATCTGGGGCGACCCCACTGTGACAGGCACAGGCACGACGCGCACCGCCGCGCTGCTCGCGCTGACTGCCGCGCTGGAGGCACGATGACCCGCAGTCAAGCCGAAGCGATCATTGAGCGACTAGATTCGCAGAGCGCGAAGATCGACAAACTGCAGAGCCAGATTGACGAGATGCGGGGCGGGCTCGCCGTCCTTCGGGCACTGGGTGCCATGCTCGGAGTTGGGGGAATCGGCGCGCTGCTGGCGTGGCTGCAATCGCAGGGCAAGTAGTGCGCCGCGTACTCATCCCGCTGCTGGCTGCCTTCGTGCTGCTGCGTGCAGTGCCCGTCATCGCATCCGACTGGACTGCTGACATTACCTTCAATGGCAGCGTGCAGCTCGTAGACGGCGGCTTCGTCATCACTGGCCCCGACGCTGGCGTGGGCTCCAACACCGTCACCTACTCCACCACGGCTGACGCCGCTGGCACCATCGCGTTCTTGTGGGCGTACAGCACCATTGACGGCGCATGGTTCGACCGCCCGCAGTTCGTCATCAACGGCGTCACCACTGACCTGATGCAGCAAGGGCAGCAAGGCAACGGCAGCATCCAGTTGGACGTCATGCCGGGGGACGTCTACGGCTTCAGAGTGTGGGCGCTGGACACCTGCTGCGGCGCTGGTGTGTTGACCATCACTGACCCCGACTTCGTGCCAGCATCACCAGAGCCAAGCCCGCTCCCATCCGTGGAGCCAAGCATTGAGGTGCCAAGTGTTGAACCGTCCACGAACCCGACTGCCACACCCGAGCCGTCGCCCGAGCCGACACCATCACCTGAGCCTTCGCCAACTCCTACGGCTGAACCTAGCCCTGCTCCTACTCCTAGCCCTGAGCCTTCTCCTACGCCAACCGTAGCGCCGAGCCCTACGGCGACGCCTACGCCGACCCCTACACCTACCCCAAAATCCCCTTCACCTAGCCCCAGCGTGGCGGAAACACCCCTCCCAGAGCCTTCTGAAGAACCCTCACCAGTGCCTTCTCCTGAGCCTACGCCCGAGCCGCTGGTGATTGACCCCGGCGCTGCAGCCGAAGCCGTCGCCGAAGCGTTGAGCGAAGCCGCTGCGTTCGTCGGGAATCTTGGACACGACTTGACGCCTGAAGAAAAGAAGCAGGCAGCCGCTACAATCATCCCCGCAGTCATCATCACGCAAGTCGCTCAGGCGGCTATTGCGGCGGCTGGTGCGGCGTCAATCGGAGGCTCACGAAAGGGAAAGCAGTGAAGCATCTGAAGGACTTTGCACTCGACCTTGCGGCGTCCAGCTGGACGTGGCTGGGGATGACGACCGCCTTTATCGTGCTCCCGGAGTCTGGCACGCGCGACTTCGTCGGCATCAGCATCTTAGTGCTGCTCGCATTGTGGGCAGTGACAGGGCCCCTACGTTGGGGCAAGGAGTAAACATGACGGCGGCTGATCACATCGAAGAGATTCACGCGCAGGGCTGGACTCGCATTAAGACGGCTCCGGGCGAGTGGGTTGCACTGGTGCCCAACGACAACAACAGCGCCTACGGTGGCACGCTTTGGAAGCGCGCAGCCGACGGCAACGACTACGCCGAAGGCGCCACTGAGGGCTTCCCCGTCAGCGCCGCACTGAGCCACGATGCCGCAGGGCGAGCCGTCGCAGTGCTTGTGAAGAAGGACATTGCCTGATGCCACGCTACCTTGTGAAGAGCCAGCTCTATTCGGACAGTGAAGCCCAACTAAAGGGCGCCAAGCAGATTCTTGACGACTGCACATGGGCATCATGCGCTGCAGTTATTACATGGGCGTCAGCCGGGGCAGCAAATCCCAGCGCCGCTGAGGCAGTGATCGTCATGAAGAGAGTCACAGGTCGCAAGGACGTGCAAGGCAAGTCCGACAATGGCGGCAGTCTCGCCGAAGCCGTCAAGGTCATTGCGGCTCTAGGAGGGAAAGCCCGCTACGCCAAGAGCTGGGACGATGCCGTGACCGCCGCCAAGGCTGGCGCCGCCCTGATGGTGTGGGTGCAGCAGGGGCCAGCCTTCTACCCAGCAGGGTTGAAGATCAGCGCGTGGCATGACCGCTGGGTGAAGTGGTGGACGAAGAACGCCCCCGAGAAGATCAAAGCAGGCTACGGTCACATGACGTCTGCAGGCTGGTGCGAAGATCACGGCTGGCAGTGGGCTTGCCCAACCCGTGACGAGAAAGTCGCCGCTGAGAAGTACGGCGCGCAGGTCAGTGAGGAGCAGCTGCGCCAGATTGCCAACAGCAAGTTCAAGGCGAAGAAGGCGGGCGTCGACTACAAGTGCCTGCTGATTGTCACCTACCCGAAGAAGGCAGCAGCCCCGGCTCCTGCGCCCGTCGCAGTACCCGAGCCAGTTGCAGCACCAGTCAACGCAGGGGCGCGCGTAGCAGTGGCAGCGGAGCCCGTAGTGGCACCTGAGCCAACACGCGGGGTGCAACTCCCCGCCGCGTCCACCACTCCAGTCGAGAAGAAGGTCAGCGCCGTGGATGCCCAGCTTGAGGCTCTCGGCAAGGTAGACTTCGGAGCAGTGGCTGGGAGGGCGTTCAACGCTGCGAGTGGTGCAGCGGCTGCGGCTGCCAAGGTGAAAGGGGCACCAGCCAAGATGCTGACCTTCTTGAAGTACATCAAGGACAACACGGGAATCGATGAGGCTGCCTACGACTTCATGCGCAGTTTCTTGCTCGTATCCATCTCCTGCGCGTTGGGACTAGGCGTGCCACTGCTTCAGATTGACGGGCCAAACATGCAACTAGTGTTGAGTTCGGGCTTGGCAAGCGGGCTGCAGGTGCTCGTGAAGTACCTAGACCCCCAGCAGACAGCGTACGGGTTGAAAGCCAAGAACTAAACACAAACACCGCGCCAGACACTTGACACAGGTGCTGGTGTAGGCTGCGAGCAGGCACCCTTGCAGGTGCCGCAAGCAGTTGGAGGTGTTTACATGGACGGACTTGAAGAGCTCAGGGCGCTGAGCAAGCCACGCAAGGGGCCACCTTGCGGGATGACGACCGTGCACCTTGAGGGCAAGGACTGGGAGACGCTGCACGCAGGGCTGGCTGATCCCGCGATCACCGCCAAGGCGCTCAGCTCATGGCTCGACAAGCGCGGCTTCACCGTGAGCTTCTGGACGATTGGAAGGCACCGCCGGGGCGAGTGCGCGTGCAACTCATGAGCGACGAGTTGCAGATGGAGCAGCGACTTCAAGAAGTCACTGAAGCCCACAAGCGTGCACTCCGCCAACTGGCGAAGCGTGACGCTGCCCGTGAGGAGTTAGTGGCTGCCGTCTATCAGGCGGCGAAGGATGCCGCGCTGAGCATCACCATCCCGCCCGTGCCAAAGCCTAAGGCGTCAGGCAAGAAGGGCGAAGCCGAGACACTGGTGTGCCTTGTTGGCGACTGGCAGCTCGGCAAGTACTCGGAGACGTACAGCATCGAAGTGGCGAAGGCTCGCATCGAGTTGCTCGCCAAGAAGATTCAGCGGCTGGTGGAACTGCACGGCACTCCCGTCAAGGAGATCGCCGTGGTGCTGCTCGGCGACTTCGTGGAGTCGGACGGGAACATCTTCCCGAGCCAAGCCTACGAAGTAGAGCGCGGCGGATTGTACGTGCAAATCTTTGAGGGTGCTGGGATGCTCGCGCAGTTCGTGCGGGCCATGGCAGCACTCGCTCCGAAGGTCACGGTGCGTGGTGCGATCGGCAACCACGGGCGACTCGGGCGCTACGGCGACCACTCCAATGAGAGCAACGCTGATGCGATTCTCTACCGCATCGCAGCCGAGCACTTGAAGGGCGAGAAGCGTGTTGACTGGAAGGAGTCGCTCACACTGGGTGGGCGTCACTGGTACGACATGCTTGAGTTGCCGGGCGGCAAGACTGCCATGCTGGTGCACGGTGATCAGTTCAAGGGCGGCGCCTTCGGGCTTCCGTTCTACGCGATCGCCAAGCGCGCGCAGGGCTGGAACCTATCAGTGCAGCCGTTCGACTTTCTCTTCTATGGGCACTGGCACACGCCAAGCCGACTGGTGCTGAGCGACGGCGCCCACACCTGCTGGGGCAACGCCAGCATCGAGAGCAGCAACCGCTACGCGCAGGAGTGGCTGGCAGCGTCTGGCACCCCTGCGCAGTGGGCGCTCTTCTTCGGCAAGGAGGGCCCGACCGCCGAGTATCTGGTGAGACTGGATGCCGCGAAAGCCTGAGACTGAGGTGAGCACCTGCCCCGTGTGTGGCGAGCTGGGGCAGGTGTACGCCTACGGGGAGCAGGTCGTCAACACGGGCGCTCACGGGGTGGACTGGGTGCTCAGCCAAGGCGTCTGCAAGGGGTGCCTGAGCGTGGTGGTGCAGGCTGCCAAGGACGGCACCCTTGACTCCTTGGAGGGTGGGTTGACGGACTAAAACCGTTAGGTGTAGGATTACGAAGTCAGGCAAGACAGCCCCATGCGGGGCGACTGGCAAGGAGGAAAAAATGAACATTGCAATCGGCGCAACAGTCATCACCCCGGTCGGGGAAGCAATCGTCATCGAGCAGCTTCCGCACTCCGCCGCAGTTCGAGTGCAGTTCATCGACAAGCGCCTGCAGCGTAAGTGCGCTGGCAAGGGCGACGTCTGGTATCCAAGCGACCTGACGGTCAAGGTGGCAGCGTGAGCCGCCCAACGTTGCGACAGGTCAAGGCGACTCTTGAGAGCATCGCTGACGGCGTGCTCTTGAATCCAGCCAACGAAGACGCAGCCTTCTGGGCTGGGCGCATCAAGGAGATCGTCCCAACGCTGGAGACTTTCCGCAGCGTCAAGATTGAAGCAAGCGTCACGGCGTCTGCCTTCGAGAAGATGGGCGACACGTTCACCGCTGAGCTGCTTGAAGACGCGATTGCGACGGTGCGCTGATGAGCGCCTTCTGGAATCTTTGCCCAGTATCGGCGCGCCACGGGTATCTGCGCGTGGTGAAGAACGAGCAGGGGGGCCTCATCGCCGTCTGCTCCAAGTGCTACGTCCCAGTGAAGGGGCGCAAGAATCTTCTGGAGGTGAAGTGATGAACGCAGTCAAGGACTTTCTCGGGTTCACGCTATTCGTGGCGTGCATCTACATCGTGCTAGTGGTTGGGGGTGCATCGTGAGACTGAACCGTGCACGTGATCCGAAGACGATCACCAGCTTCTATAAGCCGAAGGAGCGCATCGAAGCGCGCAAGCGCAGCGACGTCACCATCATCTTGTGCATCGCCGTCATCATCGTGGTGGCGCTGGTGAGGGGGCTCTGATGATCGCTGACCTATGCAAGCCGGGGGACATCAGCGGGATCGGCAAGCACCGCCCCTGCGTTCGGGTGCTCATGTGTGGCAAGTGCGAGCGTCCACTTGTTGACAATGCGCCCGTGTGTGGGGAGTGCTCCTACTGCATCCGACTAGAAGAGCGACGTGCGCGCAAGCCGCGCAAGACGCCGACGGGGCGCTGGTAATGCCGCTCTATGTGTTCGAGTGCTGGACGTGCTGCACCACTGAGGAGCGACTACAGACGGGATACCAGCCCGTAGTGCCGCGCTGCGACGGATGCGGGGCGTGGATGCAGCTGCAGATCAGCCCAAGCAGCGTGCAGTTCAAGGGCGAAGGATGGGCCAAGCAAGACAGAAAGAAGGAGGGAAAGCAATGAGCAAGAAGCAGTTTGAGTTCGTCAAGGCACCGCAGCGCAGCCCCGAGTGGCTGGAGTTGCGACGTCAGGGGCTGGGAGCGTCTGACATGGCGGCAGTGATGGGCGTCAGCCCGTATAAGACGCCCTACCAGCTCTGGGCTGAGAAGACTGGGGCGACCCCAGAGCAGAAGGTCGGAGCCGCTGCCAACCGTGGCGTCATCCTTGAGGATGCCGTGGCGCAGTACTACGAGCAGGAGCGCGGCGTGAAGTTGCGCAAGTCGAACGGCATCGTCCGACTGAAGGCGCAGCCCCGGATCATGGCGTCGCTGGATCGCACCATCGTCGGCGAGCCCAAGGGCATCGTTGAGGTGAAGACGTCAGCCAGCCCACGCTGGAGCATGTGGCCCGTGCCGCCTGAGGTCGTCATCCAGACACACGTGCAGATGGGCATCGTCGGCGCTGACTGGTGCGACGTCGTCGCCCTGCTCGGCGGGCTGGTGTTCAAGATCGAGCGCGTGCAGTTTGACCCCGTGCTCTGGGAGGAGATTCAGCGCGCGGCGCTGCTCTTCTTGGCAGCCGTGGACTCTAAGACGCCGCCGCAGTTGGAAGCACTAGACGCTCAAGCCTTCGCCATTGCCACGCCGCAGGGCTCGCAGGAGTTCGTGGAAGCGACGCCTGACTTGGAGCGCGTCTACGCGCAACTCCGTGAAGTGAACACTGAGCTGCACTTCTTGGAGCAGAAGAAGGGCTCGCTTGAGATCATCATCAAGGAGGCGATCGGCGAGAAGGCGGGGCTGGCTGGCAACGGCTGGACGGTGTACTGGAAGCAGGCACGCCCGTCCGAAGTCACGGATTGGAAGATGGTCGCGCAGGCATCAGGTGCACTGCAGTCAGTGATCACCACCTACACGGACGTGAAGCCCGGCTCGCGCCGCTTCATCATCAACGACGGAGGGCTTCATGACTGAGCAGACAATCATCCTTGACCCGTACGAGTGGGCGCACGCCAAGCAGGTCGGCACCGCGCGTGACGAATCCAGCAAGGCGAAGGGGCAGCAGGGGCGCGCAGGGCAATCACCTGACCGCAGCCTGCAGAATCACATTGACGGCGCAGCTGCTGAACTGGCAGTATGCATCGCTCTCGGGTTGCCATGGTCGGCAAACATCGACACCTATCTCAACGAGCCCGACGTGGAGGTGCCGTGGCTCGGCGGAGTGGAGGTGAAGTGGACGTCGGGCATTGGGCTCATCGTCCGCAACGAAGGGCGTCACGAGACTCACGTGCTAGTGACTGGCAACGGGCCAGTCAAGCGCATCGTGGGTTGGCTGGACGTCGCAGGGTTGGAAGCACTCAAGGCAAGTCCGAAGACTGACTTCGGCAACGGTCGGGCGCCACAGTGGCTCAAGCCGATCGAAGAACTGAACGACTGGGGACTCTTCCCCAAGAAGGAGGCACTATGAACAAGCACTCGGAGATTCTCGCCGCGCTATCGGCACCCTTCCCGCCTGAGGTGATCCGTCACCGCACTGGTGCCGGGGGCAAGGACTTGACATGGGTGGACGCCCGCACCGTCGCAGCTCGGCTGGATGAGGTGCTCGGCGTCAATGGCTGGGACTTCGCCGTTGAGCCAGTCGGCGACACGAACACGGTGGTCGGAATTTTGACCTGCCGCTTCCCTGACGGCACGGTTGCCCGTCGCCAAGACTTTGGCTATGAGACTGGCGGCTCAGGGGAGTCTCTCAAGGAGGCAGCCTCAGACGCCCTCAGGCGCTGCGCGTCACTCTTCGGGGTGGCAAGGTACTTGTACGGCGGGGAAAAGCCCGCAGCGGGGCGCGTTGCCCTGCCTCCGTTGAAAGCAATGAGCCTGCCTCAGACTCCAGCGCCAGCCCAGCAGGGGCATGACACCGTGGTGCTCAAGGCAGCCATGGACATGTTCGGCGCTGACAACTGCCCCGACCATGGGCAGCCGTGGACGAAGAAGCCGGGCGGCGTATCGAAGGCGACTCAGAAGCCGTATGCACCGTTCTGGGCATGCTCTGCCCGCAGCGGCGATGGGGCCTTCTGCAAGAAGAAGCCGAGCATTGACTGGATTGCAAAGCAATCGGAGCCAGTCGGCGAGCCAGTGCGCGCTGAAGAAGACCTCAGCGAGTTGCCGTTCTAGGTCATCACATGGGGGCGGGCTCTGGACGGCTCGCCCCCGCCAGCATCGGAGGATCACATGGGAAGACGACCGCACATCTTGGCGACGCCGCAGGCCCTATGGGGTAGGCGTATGCGAGAGAAGGAGACACCTGAGCAGCGACAACTTCGCCTGCTACGCATGCGGGCGCGGCTCTACGGATTGACCGTCTATGAGCTGCAAGCCATGCATCAACGTCAACATGGTCAGTGCGCTATCTGCAGCGAAGTCATCAACTTGCACGCGGATGGTCGCAAGCACGGTGGCGTGCACATCGACCATGACCATGCAACGGGCAGAGTTCGTGGGCTGCTTTGCCGACTATGCAATCAAGGGCTGCCCTACTATGCACATCTCGCGGCGCATGATGCGAAGGTCAGCGAGTATCTGAAGGAGGAGGAGTAAATGGGACTCTGGATCAAGTGGGACGCTAACGCCCACAAGGACGACAAGATCGCACTGCTCACGGACACGGAGTTCAGGGCGTTCGTCACGGCGATCGCTGAAGCCAAGCAGCTGCGCAGCGGCGGCATCTTCAAGAGCCGGGAGCACCTGAAGGCGTGCATCGGCAACCGCTTTGGCAAGGCGATCAGCGGGCTGATCACGAAGGGCCTTCTTGGGGTAGATCAGGCTGGGGTCGTTGCCATTACGGGGTGGGATCGCTATCAGGTCGACCCGACATCAACCCGACGTCAGGCTGCGTTCGTGGCTCGGCGCCGTTCAGAATCGGGTGGGATAACGGAATCCAAACAGCATAGAGAGAGAGAAGAGAAGAGAGAGAGAGAGAGACCCCCTACCCCCTTACAGGCGGGAGAAATCTTGAGGAGGATTGTCGGATGAGGAGCGTGGCGTTCATTGGCAAGGCAGGCACTGGCAAGACGACCCTGAGCCAGATGCTCTCGGAGCATCACGGCTTTGAGGTCACCAGCATCGCAGCGCCGATTCGTGAGATCGCCGTCATGGCGTATGGCAAGTTCGACAAGGCTATGAAGTACCCGCAGCAGACGCTGGGACTCTCTCGCCTGCTGACTGGGCGTGAGCTGCTGCAGGAGATCGGGGCTGCTCTCCGTGAGATGGACTCGCTCTTCTGGATGCGCGTGTGGCTTCTTCGGACGAAGCGTGGCGCTGATGACGGCACCCTTGACCCGATCACCTTCGTGGTGGACGACGTCAGGCTGGACGCTGAGCGGGCCTTCATTGCGGCGTGGTACCCCGACACGCTCTTCGTGCGGCTGGTGCGCCCCCCGGTCGGGGAAGAACAGACGTGGCAGCATGACATCACGGAGCGACAGGCTGGCGACATGGAGGCTGAGTTAGTTCTTGACACGGAGGCACTGAGTCCGTCAGAGTGCATCGCAGCCGTTCTTGAGGCGGCACACTTGGAGGTTGAAGCATGAGCGAACTGAGCGAACTTGAGACTATGGCGGAGATGGTTGGCTTCCGCTACGCCAACTGCAGCATCGACACGGAGACTCGCAAGGTCACCCTGCAGTGCGAAGACCATGACGGGCAGACTTTGACCGTTGAAGCCGACACCCTCAGCAACGCAATGAGCGCCATGATGGTGAAGCTGGGCGCAATGCTCCAGCGGGATGGTCAGACATGGCAGGAGTAAAGGCGAAGCGCGGCGGGCCATCGTTGCCCCCACGCTGGACTGAGACTGACTGCACGGAGTGTGGCAAGGTGATCAGCGTCGCTGATCCGAAGAAGCCCGTCTTCCCAGCGAGCCGGGTGAAGGTCATCACCTTCAACGGCGCCAAGGGCAACGTGCGCCTGCACTGGCGTCACAAGGGCTGCGTCAAGTGATCGACTCACTGATCATCTGCCTGATGGTGGTGCACACGCTGATCGCGTTGGCTATGGGCTGGATTGGCGTCACGAATCACCGCGCCAGCTCGGGCATCGTCATCGCGTGGTTCACGATCAGCCTGCTAACCATCGTCGGGCTAGGGCAGGCGCTACGATGAGCCGCATGAGTGACCTTGACATCGACTTGAAGAACGCAGCACGCAGCCGCATGGGAAAGAATAACCGCCAGCGTGGGCACGGGCTGGAGCGCCGACTGGCTTCCGAACTCACTGAGGCTGGGCTGGCTGGTGAGCGCGTCGGGCAGTACGGCGGGAAGACGGACGTGCGCGCACTGGGGCTGATCATCAGCGCCAAGAAGGGCGGAGCGTTCAGTGAGCGATTCGATAAGTGGCTCAACGAACTCACGCCGAAGGCTGACGAAGTCGCCGCGCTGGTGGTGGAAGACGCCCCCGGCTCAGGTATCAAGGCCCGTCGCATGGTCGTCATCCACTGGGAGACACTGGTTCAGCTGCTACAGCAGCGGGAGGAGAAGTCATGAAGATCGCACTCGCACTGGCGCTGGTATTCGCGCCGTTCAGCAACCCGCAGCCCGCGTCGGCGCCGCTGCCACCCCTTCCGATCGTATTGGCGGATCAGCCGCCCGTGCCCCCAGCGCCGAAGAAGATTGAACTGAGCGGGGTTGCTTCGTGGTACGACGCCAAGAAGAACGGTGCGTGGTACACGCGAACGACTAAGTGGTTCAAGGGGACGCTACAGTACGCCGCCGCTGGGCAAGAACTGCGCAGGATGATTGAAGCCATGAAGCCGGGGCACCGCTACTGGCGCAAGACTCCAGTGCTTGCCAAGATCACGAACGCTAAGACTGGCATTGCCGTCACCGTCTACATCACGGACACCTGCGGCTGCTACTCGGGCACCCCGAAGGATCACTCCGACGATAAGATCATTGACCTATCGCCGCAAGTCTTTCAAGCGCTGGGCGTACCGCTTGGGCGGGGGATTCAGAAGGTGACCGTGGAGTTGCTCCCATGAGTAAGAGCCTGCGCCCTGACGTAATAAATAAGCGCGTGCTGGAGTCTTACCCCGGCTCAACGTCCGTCGTCGCCAGCGAGAAGGTCGCCGCCCACATGAGGGACTGCGGCGTGAAGATCACTGGGCGCACCATCCGCTCCTACGCCAAGGCTGAGCGCCGACCGTCGGAGAAGTTCTGCGCCATCTTCGCGCAGGCATACGGGCCCTTCGAGCAGGATGACTGGATCGAGCGGGAGGAGTTGCCCAAGCCGTACATGAGCCGCAAGCGTCCAGAGATGACTGCAGCTGAGAAAGAGTCACGCCGACTGCAGATGCTGGTGGCACGATTCTGCAACTGGTGCGTGGGTGGCGACATGGGCAGCAGTGAAGTGCTGCGCTGCCCTGATGCAACCTGCGTGCTACGTCCAGCGTCGCCGCTGCCACTTGCAAGCAATGCCGCAACGAAGCGTGTGGCGTCACCCGATAGGTGGGACTGATGCCATACAATCGCCGCACGCCGTCACCTAGTGGCGGCCCCCTCCCCGGCGCTGCATCCTCCCAGCGTCGGGGAGCGACTCCCCCACTGCGTGAGCAGGTCGCTGCATACCTGAACGCCAACCGTGACGTCATGCACCTGAAGCAGTGGACGCTGAAGGTGAGTGCCGACATCCCAGCAGATGACTCGTGGGCTGACGTCGAAGTCAGTGACAATCTCTGGGAAGCCACGGTGCGCATCTCTGGGGACTTCTTCAAGGAGACTCCCGAGAGCCAGCGCCGCATCCTTGCCCACGAACTGATGCACGTGCACCTTGCCGCCATGGAGCGACTGATGGGCTCACTCGAAGGAGTGCTCGGCTCGCAAGCGTATGAGGTGCTGGAGAAACTCTGGGACACGGAAGGCGAGAGAGTCGCCGAAGCCCTGAGCTTCATTGTGGCTGGCGTCTTGCCGCTGCCCAACTTCAAGGCGTGAGTCCCCTACGCTTCGCCCGTGCGTGCCTGACCTGCGGAATCTTGCAGCGCGTCGGCAACCGTTGCCAGCCCTGCGCCAATAAGATCGTGACGAAGCGAGAGCGTGAGCGATACGGGCCAGTCGGGCGCAGCCCCTACGCTGACCCTGAGTGGCGCAAGTTGAGCCGTGAGATGCGTGAAGAGTTCCCGTGGTGCTTCGCATGTCGAGCGACGACTGACCTGACCGTTGACCACATCACGCCGCTGCAGCCGGGGCAGTCGCCCGTGGTGCCCAAGCACCTGCTCGCAGTCTTGTGCCGCTCTTGCCACGGCAAGAAGACGAAGCACACCTATGGGGGTTAGAATCTGCGCATGACATACCCTCAGGTAT